TTCGTTGCAGAGCTATGAAGGCTTGCCAGCCCCGATCATGGTGCATGACAAACACTGGCCGTAAAAGCCGCACGATAAGTTCCCCTATTTAAAAAGTCGGATTTGTGCTGTAGATAGGTTGACGCATTGTGAACCAAGTCTGTACTATTACCTCATCAGTTAGTTGATAGGGGATCAGACATGGCAAACAAACCAACACCGCAAATCGACCCACTGCCGGGCATGGGTCCGCTTGGAATTCCCAAACCCCAGACAGATGAGCGCGTCTGCTCTGACAAGTGCCAGGAGATCCACATCCTGGCTCATCCTGGATTGCCGCCGATGAGCTACACGAAGCACGCCGCTGAATGTGCCATAGGGCAGCGGGAAAGTGAGGGTGCGGAGTAGAGCCAGCCGAAACGCCGCAAGGCGTCTGCGGGAATTGCCCACCCCGCACTGATGAGGCAGGGCTAGTTGGTAGGAACAGGAGTTGGGAATGGCACGAGTAATAGGGAAATACGTAGGCGAAGGATTCTGGCGCAGGACAGATCAGGACACCGGCACGCTGATCGGGATTGCTGGTGATGAGGTGCTGGCAGGAGAAAAGCCCGAGGCGCTACTGGAAGCCATAGACGGCGAGATCAAAACGCTGGCCGTGTTTGCGTACGGGGTGTTGGCCCGAGCGTTTCGGGACCAGTTGCTGGAGCGGAACCCGAACCGCCGCGTGTTCGTTGTCAGGTTGCCGGATACGCGGTAGCCGATAACCCGCCCGCCATTCTTGGCCCCCCTGGGAAACTGGGGGGGCTTTTCTTATTCCAGCCACGTAGGGGCCACGAGGATGCCCATACAGGCGATATCGGAACATGAGGGACACATTGCCCCTTCATCGGTAGAATGGCGTAAAGCCGACAAAATACGACAGATAAAAAAGAAGGGCCGATGAACGTACAGGATCGCGTGACCGAGATGCGGCTGGTTCCGGCTGATCAACTCATTGCGAATCCGGCCAACTGGCGCAGGCATCCCCAGGCCCAGCAACGGGCGCTGGCTGCTGTGCTGGATGAGGTTGGGTTCGCTGGCGCGGTCATAGCCCGTGAGGATGAGGATGGTGGGCTGGTCATCATTGACGGCCATGCCAGGGCTGAGATGGTAGGGGAAGCCACGGTGCCGGTGCTGGTCACCGACCTCACCGAAGCCGAGGCTGACGTTGTGCTGGCAACCTATGATCCTATCGGGGCAATGGCACAGAAAGACCACGAGGCATTCGCAACGCTGGCCGCACGCATCGACACCGCCAACGAGACGCTGCTGGGATTGCTGGGGCGCACGAAGGACGGCGAAACCGATCCCGATGATGTGCCGGACGTGCCAGAGGAAGCGCAGTCGATAACCGGCGTGGTCTACGAGTTAGGGCCGCATCGGGTGATGTGCGGGGATGCGTTCGTGGATGGGCTGACGTTCTACGCAGACCCCAAGATTAACGCCGTGCTGGCTGATCCGCCCTATGGGCGCGATCTGGATACAGACTACAGCGCGATGCCTGAGAAAGCGGTGAAGGGGGTGAGGTACGATCCAGTGGCAGGGGATGACGAACCGTTCGATCCAAGGCCCCTATTCACACTATTCGAGGGCGCGAAAGATCAGTGGTGGTGGGGCGGAGATTGGTATTACGACAAGTTGCCTGTCGGTGGGTCGTGGCTGATATGGGACAAGCGGACGACGGATGGAGTGCCGAATGAAGGGTCCGACGCGATGATCGGGAACCATTTCGAGGCGGCATGGTCGATGCGGCCTCACCGACGCGAGTTGATACGGCACCAATGGGCAGGCGTGACCGCACGAAACCGTCAATGGGCGCGAGCGCATCCGACCGAGAAACCTATAGCTGTAGCGGTGCAAATCCTAGAACGGTGGACGAAGGAGGACGGGGCAATCGCAGACCCCTTCCTTGGTTCCGGCACCACGCTCATAGCTTGCGAGCAAACGGGCCGCACCTGTTACGGCATGGAAATTGACCCGCGATACGTGGACGTGATCCGGCAGCGGTACGCGGACTTTGTGGGCGATCCGAGTCTGGCTCCCAATGGCTGAACGTAAAGGCGGCAGGTCTGCCAATGACCGATCAGCGGGCAAGTGGAAGCGCCCGTTCCTTGCGGCGTATGCCAACAGCGGCAACATGCGGGCATCCACGCTGGCCGCCCAGGTCAGTCGGGGCCACGTCTATCTGACGCTTCAGAAGGATGAGATATTCAGGGCTGACTTCGATAGCGCGAAAGAGGAAGCCATCGAGCTACTGGAAGCGACCCTGCGGGCGCAAGCCCTGAGCGGGAACACCACAGCGCTGATATTCCTGCTCAAGTGTCTGGACCCCGAGACCTACAACGAACGGTTCCAGATCACGGGGCCGCGTTCGGGGCCGATTGAACTGGTTGCCACCATGAAGCTGAGCGATAACGAATGAACCGCACGGCGCTGGTTCGGGCCACCCAGGTGGACCAGATAACCGCGCCCCAGGAACCGTGGGTTCGGCCTAAAGGATTGTATGCGGCGCAGGAAGCAGCCATCTTTAGTGATGAGCGGATTGTGTGCATTGAGGCCAGCACCAAGTCTGGCAAGACCGTGGGCTGCCTGGCATGGCTGGCCGAGCAGGCAATGGAAACAGGGCGGACCGGCTTTGCGTTCTGGTGGATAGCCCCGATCTATTCGCAGGCCCGCATCGCCTTTGAGCGGTTCAAGCGCTACATTGACCGGCGCTTATGGGATGCCAACGATTCCGAAATGCGGATCACCCTGGGCAATGGTTCAGCCATCTGGTTCAAGTCAGCCGAGAAACCTGATGCCCTGTATGGGGAAGATGTGCAAGCCGCCGTGATTGATGAGGCCAGCCGAGTACGTGAGGCAAGCTGGCACGCAGTACGCACCACCCTGACGGCTACGCACGGCCCTATCCGAATCATCGGCAACGTCAAGGGGCGCAGGAACTGGTTCTACAAACTGAGCCGACGTGCCGAGGCTGGGGAGAAGGGCTACAGCTACAGCCGACTGACGGCGTATGACGCAGTGGCGGCGGGCGTGTTGCAGCCGGATGACGTGAATCAGGCCCGCACTGATCTGCCAGCCCATGTGTTCCAGGAACTCTATGAGGCGATGCCAACCGTAGACACCGGCAACCCGTTTGGTGATGAACATATCCAGGCGTGTACGCTCGACACCGAGCAGGCGTGGTCAAGCTGGGATGGGGATGGGGAACCGATAGCCTGGGGCTGGGACTTAGCCAAGAGCGTGGACTGGACGGTGGGAATCGGCCTCGATGAACAGGGGACGGTCTGCCGGTTGCGCCGGTTCCAGCATCCCTGGATGCAAACCATTGATGTGGTACGCCGTGAAACCGCCAACGTATCAGCACTGGTCGATAGCACGGGTGTGGGTGATCCAGTGCTGGAAGCGTTACAACAGCCGTGGCGTGACGGTGACGTAACGCATCTGGGGCGTAACTTTGAAGGCGTCAAGTTCACCAGCAGTTCCAAGCAGCAGCTATTCGAGGGTCTGGCTGTCGCGATCCAGCAACAGGCCATTCACTTCCCACCAGGGGCCATCACGAGTGAGCTTGAGCAGTTCGAGTTTCTATATACCAGAACCGGAACGCGCTATGCTGCCCCTGACGGGGCGCACGATGACTGCGTGGATTCGCTGGCCCTGGCCGTATCACGGTGGCGACATCCACCACAGAGATGGGGAGCAGTCTGATCGGATTCTGGGAAGCCGTCGGGCTTAAGAAGTTCTTCACGAATATCGACACCGAGGGGGCTGGAACCCTACTGCCCCAGACCCGCGTCAATTACCAGTCCAGCTATAGCGACGAATCCGCACTACTCAGGAACTCCATCGTGGGCGGGTGCGTCAACTGGATGGCGCGAACATTCCCAGAAGCTGATCTGAGTGTGCGCCGATATGATGAGACAACCCAGCAAACAGTGGCGGTGCCGGATCATCCGCTGCGGGTGTTACTGAACCGCCCGAACCCGCACTTCTCGGGCCGGTTGCTGCGGATGGCGATATGCACAGACTTCATCGTGACCGGCAACGCCTACGTCATCAAGGTGCGTTCGGCTGACGGCAGCGTGGTACAACTCTGGTGGGCGCCGAGTAGTACGTTAAGCCCAGCCACCACATCCCGACAACACCAGCGCGGCTACGGGTCCGATGAAGAGAACGCCTTCATCAGTCACTATGACTACAGCGTGGGTTCGTCGGGCGCATCAACACAGATACCCGTGGAAGACGTCATTCACTTCCGCTTCGGCATCAGCCCTGATGACACGAAGCTGGGCCGCAGCCCATTGGCTTCGGTATTCCGAGAACTGTATACGGACGATGAGGCCGCCAACTTTACGGCGGCGCTGCTCAGGAACTCGGCCATTCCTGGTGTCGTGCTGGCCCCAGGTGAGGGCGTGGGCGCAGTCAATGAAGAAGACCTGAACCAGATTCGTGACCGCTGGAGTGACCAGTTCGGCAGCGATAACCGAGGGCGGCTGATGGTGATGCGTGGGGCCACCAAGGTGACCACGGTCAGCTTCTCGCCTTCCGAGATGAACCTGCGGGAACTGCGCCGCATCCCAGAAGAACGGGTGAGTGGGGCGCTGGGTGTTCCGGCGATTGTGGCGGGGCTGGGTGCTGGGCTGGATCGCAGCACGTTTGCGAACATGGCCGAAGCCCGTGAGATGGCCTGGGAGTCTGGGCTGATCCCGATCCAGTCGCTGATTGCGGATGACCTATCAAGCCAACTGCTGCCAGACTTCGATGATGACCAAACCGCTGAGGTGTACTTCGACTACCAAAACGTCAGGGTGTTGCAGGCCGATGCCACCGACATGGCCCGCCGCTGGCGTGAACTGGTTGAGGGTTCGATTGCCAAGCGTTCCGAAGCACGGGCCGCCCTGAACCTGCCAGTGGGACCAGGTGATGATGTCTACCTGATGCCCATGAACCTGATTGAGATCGGTGGGGATGCGCCGCCACCGGCTCCAGAAGACGATGAGAAGTATGACGTGGTGATAGACCACGCACATGACTATTCGAGCAACGGCGCACTGGATGACCCCGCAGAAGTGGCTGCTGCTCTTGGCGATAGAGGCTAGGGAACTCACAGCCCGACAACGCCAGCAGATCGTGGCCCAGACACGGCGCACCGAACAGGTCATTGGCCGCAAGTTCCGCAACGCCATGCGAAAGTTTTTTGTGGGGCAAGCCAGGCGGGTGACCAAGGGATACATGGATGCCGGTGGGTATCTGTCAGCCCATGCCGATGGGGAATATAAAGACCCCGCCAGCCAGCTTCTCGGCGTCAATGAAGACCAGGCGATTGTGGCCGCATCCCGCCCCTATGTGCTGGAGATGACGGTGGCCGCGATCAATGCCGCCAGTGACCTGGTAGGAGCGCCCAGGGTGGCAGCCGCCAAAGCGCTGAAGGAACCCGACATCCTTGGCACTGATCCCACGGTGCTGTTCCTGACGGACCAGAGCGCCCAGCGTGTCGTGCAGGTCAACGATGCCACCAGACGCGGCGTCCAGCGCACGATTGTCAAAGGGGCGGCGGCTGGCTATTCGGATTATGAGATCGCCTATGGGTCCACCCGAACCCGCAAGGATGGCTTCCGGCCATTGAAGGGGATGGTGGAGCGCCTGTATCACGGGCGTCCTGAGTGCATCGCCCGCACCGAGTTGGCCTACAGCAACAACGGGGCCAGCCTGCATCGCTACAGCCAGTGGGGGCAGGATATGGTGGAAGTCTCGGATGGCCCTGGCTGCGCCCTGACCCATCACGTGCAGGGGCTTCGACCAGGTGAAAGTTCATCCGACGATATCAACGGGCAAAAGATCGCAGTGAAGGAAGCCAACAACTGGCAGGTGGCGCATCCGAATTGCCGCCGCGTGTTCTTACCGTTGCGCCAGGTCCGCAAGCCCACAACCCCGCCAATGGAACGGGAAGCCTTCATCACCCGCCCGCTGACCGCCGCCCAACGCGCCCGCGTTGCCAGGGACATGGCAGCAACCCGAGTGACCGCACCGCCCAAGCCACCAGCGCCGCAGGTCATAGCCCCAATTGAACCGCCGCCGACAGCCACCGTGTATGAGCGGGCCGCTGAGATACGGGCGAATGAGTCCATGACCACGCTGGATGATGCGCTGGCCCTGGGCAAAGAACTCGAAGAAGAATGGCAGAAGGAATACAAGCGGAGAATTGGAGATTTGAGCCGCGCACGTTTGCAAGCAATGGGCAGGTCACTCAGGGCCGACGAAGCACGCAAAGAGGCGTTTGCCGCATATCGGGCCAACTCTGACGGTCGTAGATGGGCTGTTTACGAAAAAGCCCGCGAAGAAGCGGATGCGGCAAGGAAGGTATTTAAAAAAGCACAGGCGGCAGAGGCGGCTGTTGTGAACGAAACAACGAAAGCCGTGTTGCAACGTACCCGTGAGATGGGCCGAGGCACAGGGGCCGCTCGGGAAGCCAGCACCGTGCCGGTAAGGGGAAGGACCATCAAAGAGAACAAAGCGGCATTTGAATGGGCGCAGGACCAGTTGCCACGTGATTGGCTCATACGTATGCAACAAAAGCGGAACGGCGGCCAGGTCAAACTAACAACAGCACCCGCCGCCATCGAACACCGTGGGTATTACTCAGACATCGCGGACGTGATTGCGACACCAGGCAAGCAGACAAAGACCAAGAAATGGGCCACCCAAGCACATAATCAGGAGGTGTCGTTGCATGAACTGGTCCATCGTGTCCAGCATTCGGCCCATCGCTCAGGGGCAGCGGACATTACGAGCTTTGACCGCCTGAACGACATCACTGAGGAGTTGTATAAGCAGCGGACCACATCACCTCAGGGCGTCCGCAGTTCACTTAAAAACAAGGCGGGGTATGAGGACCGCGAGGTATTCAGGGACGGCTTCCCGCCGTGGCCCCACGAGTACATGGGCAAAGACTATGGCGATATCATGGTGTATGGCAATGAAACCGCCGCTGTCCGACAACGAACAAACCGCATGGCGAGCGAAGTGCTAACGATGGGCGTGCAAGCCATACTGGGGCCAGGGAGTACGGGTGATTTTGAATTCGAGTCAGCCGCTAAAGCGCTTCGGCAGGATAAACAACTGATGCAATTCTTTCTCGGGGTGCTGGCGGGCATCTGATGTTCACCATATGCGGCGACCATTACACTGACGGCTACATGTGCATCACGTACGAAGATGGCACGCTAACCGGCGGCGATGAGATCACGCAGCGTGTCCTGGACCTCGATCTGACATACGGGCCGTTCCGGTTGTATTACCAGGGCAGGGTGTTCGATGTGGTGGATGACCCGACCATTGATGAGCAGCGGGCGTATTTCTACATCCTGCAATTTTTGGCAGGGACGATCAACCAGGGCGATATTCCCAACTTCAGCGAAACGCCTCAGGGGTACTTCAACAGCAAGGCTGAGGAGTGGTTCGGGGTTAATGAAGAAGGCGTGATGTATTAACCCATGACCGAGAAGGCGTTGCAGGCTGAGGTCATGCGGGTTGCCAAGATGCTGGGGTGGCTGTGTTATCACACGTTTGATTCGCGCCGATCAGCCAGCGGGTTCCCTGACCTGGTGCTGGTGCGGGAACGGGTGCTGTTCCGCGAACTCAAGGTGGGCAAGAACAAGCTGAGCCAGTCACAGGAACTCTGGCGCGATTCGATCATGGATACAGGCGGCGACTGGGCCGAATGGCGCGAGACGGATATGGATGACATTGTGGCTGATCTAAGCCGCCGGAATGGTTGACAGTCTGGTAACCATTCTGCATACTTAGTTCATCAGTTGATAGCTGGACATGGCACATGAACGAGCGACACGAACTACACGGCGATGACCTCGATGCAATGGTCGAAGTTGATGAGGCTGCCTACATCGAACGGCTGGCAGCGCAGGTGCCGACACGACTACAGCCAGAACCTTGCGTGTGCGGTTGTGGGAAGTTGTACATCAACACCAACTGCGAGATTGAAGCAGAGCGGTTCAACGATGCCGTGATATTTAACGGTGGCGTCCACCCCGCCAATTGGCACGATGAGCCGGACCCGAACGAAGCCACTGATGAACAGCTGCGATATTAGCAACCACCCAGCACCCAGGCCGCCCCTTCGGGGGCGGTCTTTTCACGTCAGGAGTAGGACATGTTTCGATATGAGAAGTACACCGAGATGGGCGATGACCGGCCCGAGTATGTGGTGTTCCATGATGGCAACTGCACGCGGTACGTGATTGAAGAACAGAACTGGGAAGGTGAGGAGAAGTATTGCCTGATCCGCGTCAAGTGTCCGCGAGAGCCGATGTTCGGGAACCCTGATTATGAACTGCACGACACGACCAGCGGCAACCTGGCCCTGGTGAACGCGAAGCGCAAGGTGGAGAAGGCCATACTGGATGAGTTAAAGCCAGACAGCCCGATCAACCCGTACGTGCGGGCCGAGAACAACTGGGACGTGGAATGGAATAAGTAGCTGAACCCCGCAGCCCAGGGCTTGAAGCCGCTCCCTTCGGGGGGCGGTTTTGTTATGCCCTGCTTTGCGGTTGAGTTGGCGCACGCAAAGTACAGGCAAGCGTATGCTGGGCGTACACGATAAGACCTGCACAACCATGCACGTGAAGGGGTTTGTAATGACTGACGTTCTATTGCTCACAGTTGAAGGGGCGGCACGGCGGCTGGGGATGTCTCGGGGGGCGATTTATCCGCGTGTGATGTCGGGTGAGATTCCTTCCATCAAGATCGGGAAGTCACGGCGCATCCCCATCGCCCATCTGGATGCCTGGGTTGCTCTCCAGGTGCGCGAGCAGTTGAGTGATAGCCCAGCCTGATGAGCGGCCCCTGGCTGGGTCTACAAGCAGGCAACCCCGTGGATATACTGAGGCATCAGTTGATAGGAGGTCACACCGATGACCAAGCAGCAGAACGAATGGCCCGAGGGTCGAACCGTGACAATGAAGATCCACTTCTCGCAGGAACTCCTGCAACAGATGGCGTACTGGAATAAGCGCCAGCGGTTCAACGAAACCGGACGCAAGCAGCACGCCAAACCCTCCGACATTACCGCTGAGGATTTGGAAATCGAGATAGCCGACTTTGTAGCCACCCTGGGGTGGCACGAATACGGCGTGAACCTCGGATGCAATGCCGAGACTGTAAACAATGACCCGAATGTCAGCGTTGAGGTTCAGATTGAGCGTGAGGGTGATTGCAAGGTGGACGGGGTGAGGTGATGGGCTACTAGCCAGGACCTCAATAAACAGCCGCCTCCTTCGGGGGGCGGTTTTCTTATGTCACGGGTGACATGGGCGTCACTGTTTAGCCGAGAAACGGTGACATAAGCGTCACCCTTTCTTATTGTGTGGATCTCGAACAGCGCTTATGCTAGCCAGCAGATAGGTCGGCGCATGGTGTTATCAAAGGCACTGTGCGTATGCGAAAAACCTGGGCAGCCCCAGTTGAGATCAAGGCTGACGGTGATGATGCCGGAGCGTTCACCGCCCGCATTGCCACCCTAAACGTTATCGACAAAGATAACGATGTAACCATCAAGGGCGCGTTCGAGGGATCAGACCCCGTTCGCGTGTCCCGCTTTAACCATTCCAGTGCTGTACGTGATGACCTGCCCGTGGGTGTTGCCACGATTCAGGAAGTGGGCGACCAGGTGATAGCCGAAGGGCAACTGAACCTGGACACCGTGGGCGGGCGTGACCTGTACGACACCTTGAAATTTGAAGCCAAGAACAACGTGAGATCCGAGTGGTCCTACGGGTTCACGGTTGAGGAATCCGAAGATGGTGAGCAGGATGACCAGAAGGTGCGCTTCCTGCGCCGCCTCAAGGCCTTCGAGATCAGCCCCGTCATGCGTGGCGCTGGCATGGACACCGCAACCCTGGCCGTCAAGACCGCCACAGACTTCGGTGACCTGCCCCTATATGACAGAGACTACGCCTGGAACAGCAGCGCCGCCCTGGGCCGCGTTCGCAAGTGGGCCAGCAGTGACGGGTCAGGCGATAAAGACACGATGGACTGGCCGAAGTACTCGAAGGCGTTCTTCTGGTATGACCCTGATGATGATGAATCCTTCGGTGGGTTCAAGCTTCCGTTCGCAGACATTACGGACGGCAAGCTGTGGGCTGTACCGCGTGGCATCTTTGCGGTGGCCGGAGTGCTACAGGGCGCACGGGGCGGAGTGGATATCTCCGAGGTTGACCAGGACCATATTCGTGATGTGGTCGATAGGTACTACCAGAAGATGCGGGAATCGTTTGACGATGAATCGATCATTGTTCCCTGGGCCAAGAGTGCCGAGGGGTTATCCATGAAACACGAAGGCGATCTGGCGCTTACCGCCATTGATGCCTACAGGGAGCGCGTAAGGCTACTTGCTGCTCTACGCCTCAAGGAAGGCCGCGCCTTATCAGCGGCCAATCGGAAGCGGCTGGGCCAACTGGTGGAATCCATGGGGGCGGTGATAACTGACCTCAATGATCTACTGACCAGCACCGAGCCAAAGCCGAGAACCAACACCTGGGATGCCCTGACCGATGTCGCGGCGTTCCAGAACACCATTGCCCAATACGGGCAGGAGTAGATATGCCTTCTGACAATTTCACCCCGCCGCCTAGCCTCCGCGAAGGTAGCGAGAAATACAGCGCCAAGACTGACGAGGTAGCCGCCCTGTTTGCGGAAGCCAAGGATGGCGACCAGTACGACTACAGCAGGATCAAGTCCCTGGGTGGGAAGCCATGTGAGCCGCACGAAGTGGCCGAGCATGTCCAGAACCTGAACGCTGAAGTCCATGACCTCGGCGAATGGGTCCACGAACAGCGACAGGCCACCAAGCAGCACGAGAACATGAAGAAGCTTCAGGCTGAGCGCACAGAGCCAGTCTGGACGCCACCACAGCCCGAAGGCCCACAACGCCTCAAGGGGTTCGGTGACTTCTACGTTGAGTCTGACGCCTATAAGTCCTATCGCAACGGTGGCAGCCAGACATCCACAATGGACCTGGACGCCCACGAGTTGAAGACTCTGATGACGACATCCGCTGGATGGGCGCCTGAAAATCTTCGATTGTCGGATGCCATCCTGTCGGCCCAGCGGCCCATCGCCGTTGCTGACCAGATTCC